AGTGGACCACGGCAAAGACTTCAACCAGGGGGTCGTATTGTTTTAGTTATGACTCGTTGGAGTACAAAAGATCTTACACAAAAATTAATTAACGCTCAGAAAAATGAAAACGCGGATCAATGGGAAGTTATAGAGTTTCCTGCAATCCTTCCAAACGGTAAACCAGTCTGGCCTGAATATTGGAAGCTCGAGGATCTTGAATCTGTAAAAGCATCTGCGGGTGTTGCAAAATGGAACGCGCAATACATGCAGAACCCAACGTCAGAAGAAGGAGCTCTTATCAAGAGAGAATGGTGGAAAGATTGGGAACACGAATACATGCCTGTTGTTGAACATACTATTCAAAGTTATGATACAGCATTTTTAAAAAAGGAGACAGCTGATTACAGTGCAATCACAACGTGGGGAGTTTTTCGTCCAAATGAAGATTCTGCTCCACAGATAATATTATTAGACTCATACAAAGAACGTTTAGAGTTTCCGGAGTTACGTCGTGTTGCATTAGAACAATATAAATATTGGAATCCAGATACAGTTATTGTTGAAGCTAAAGCTTCTGGTTTACCTTTAATGTATGAGCTTAGACAAATGGGAATACCTGCAGTAAATTTTACACCTAGTAAAGGTCAAGATAAAATTGCTAGAGTTAATGCAGTCTCTCCAATGTTTGAAGCTGGACAAGTGTGGGCTCCTTTGCGAGAGGAGTATGCTCAAGAAATGGTAGAAGAAGTTGCTGCATTTCCATACGGAGATCATGACGATTTAGTTGATAGTATGACCCAAGCTCTAATGAGATTTAGACAAGGAGGGTTGCTAAGACACCCAGAAGACTATAAAGATGAAGATCAACCTAAACGAAAAAAGAAATTTTATTGGTAATGAAAAAGAATCCAACACTAGTTAAAAACATGAAACATGTTAAATTTGATCAGATACCACCATTAAGTGGCCCTGATCCACGAGGCTTGATTAATCAAACAAAACAAGATAAACCTAATCAATTGGAGAAAATAAATGGCAGACATAGACAAAGCATTAACCGAAGTAAGAAAATCGGTTGAGATACCAGGGCCCGAGGAACAAGCAGAGGCTACTGAAGAAATTAAAGAATCATTACCAGATCCTGGTGAAACAGAGATTACCCCGACAGAAGATGGCGGAGTAGAAATTAATTTTGAACCTGGAGCATTTAACCAAGCACAAAGTGAAAACCACTTTGATAATTTAGCTGAGTTATTACCAGAGGATGTGTTAGGTCCTTTAGGTTCAGAGTTAAATCAAAACTACATGGACTACAAAGAGTCTCGTAAAGAATGGGAACACACTTACATTACAGGTTTAGATTTATTAGGATTTAAATACGAAGATAGAACAGAACCTTTTTCAGGTGCAGCAGGAGCTACACACCCGGTTCTTGCAGAAGCGGTTACTCAGTTTCAAGCATTGGCTTACAAAGAATTACTCCCGGCCGACGGACCAGTAAGAACTCAAATCATGGGAGCACCATCTCCTGAAAAAGAAATGCAATCAAATAGAGTAAAAGATTTTATGAATTATCAGTTGATGGATCAAATGAAAGAATACGAACCTGAGTTCGACCAGTTATTATTTTATTTACCATTAGCAGGATCTGCATTTAAAAAAGTTTATTATGATGATTTGTTAGGTAGAGCAGTTTCTAAATTTGTACCAGCAGAAGATTTAGTGGTACCTTATACTGCAACATCTCTTGAAGATGCAACGGCTGTTGTTCATCGTATTAAAATGAAAGGCAACGATTTAAGAAAACAAATGGTTGGAGGATTTTACCGAGATGTAGATATCGGACAACCTGCGAATACTGAATCTGATCTTGAGAGAAAAGAACGAGAACTAGAAGGAATCACAAAAACAAAAGACGAAGACGTTTATAATATTTTAGAATTTCATATTGATTTAGATTTAGAAGGTTTTGAAGATAGAGACGCAGCAGGAGAAGAAACAGGAATTAAACTTCCATACATTGTAACAATTGAAGAAGCATCACGTGAAGTATTATCGATTAGAAGAAATTATGAATTAGATGATCCAAAGAAAAAGAAAATTTCTTATTTTGTTCATTTTAAATTTTTACCCGGTTTAGGTTTTTATGGGTTTGGATTAATTCATATGATCGGTGGTCTATCAAGAACTGCAACTGCAGCTCTAAGATCATTATTAGATGCTGGTACCCTCTCCAATTTACCAGCAGGATTTAAGATGCGCGGCATCAGAATACGTGATGACGCGCAATCTATAACTCCAGGTGAATTTAGAGATGTGGATGCTCCAGGTGGAAACATTAAAGATGCTTTTATGGCTCTTCCATTTAAGGAACCATCACAAACTTTGTTACAGCTTATGGGTGTCGTTGTATCAGCTGGACAGCGTTTCGCGTCCACAGCTGACCTTCAAGTAGGAGATGGGAACCAACAAGCAGCAGTGGGGACGACAGTGGCTTTGTTGGAGCGAGGAAGCAGAACAATGTCTGCGATTCACAAAAGAATTTATGTGAGTCTTAAGAATGAGTTTAAAATGCTTGCTCGAGTATTTAAATTATATTTACCAGAACAATATCCTTACGATGTTGTAGGCGGTCAACGAATGATTAAGAAACAAGACTTTGATGATAGAATAGATATCTTGCCAGTAGCTGATCCAAATATTTTTTCTCAAACACAAAGAATATCAATTGCACAAGCAGAATTACAATTAGCACAATCTAATCCGCAGATGCATAACTTATATAATGCGTATCGTGCAATGTATGAAGCATTAGGTGTAAAAAATATTGATATGATTTTAAAACCTGTGCCAAGACCTATGCCAATGGACCCAAGTATTGAAGCAATACAAGCTTTGGCTGGAAAACCTTTTCAAGCGTTTAAAGGTCAAGACCATAGAGCTCATATTACTGCGCATTTAAATTTTATGACATCATCAATGGCTAGAAATAACCCGATGGTAACCGCTTCTATGCAAAAAAATATTTTTGAACACATTTCTTTGATGGCATTAGAGCAAGTTGAGGTAGAATTTAAAGATCAAATCATTCAAATGCAACAAATGCAGCAACAAATGCAAGCAAATCCTGCTTTAGCGCAAGATCCACAAGTTCAACAACAACTAATGTCGTTAAATATGCAAATTGAAGCTAGAAAATCTGTTTTAATTGCAGAAATGTTTGAAGATTTTGCAAAAGAAGAAAAAGAATTGATGGGTGAGTTTGGAAATGACCCTGTTGCTAAGTTAAAAGCAAGAGAATTAGACATAAGAGCTAAAGATGACTTCGTAAAAGCTGAACAAGCTCAAGAAAAAATTAATCTTGACCGTATGAAAGCGTTTATGAACCAACAAAACAAAGATGATAAGCTAGAACAGAACGAAGATCTCGCAGAATTAAGAGCAGCTACATCTATTGCTAAACAACAAATGGCTAACCAAAGTAAAATTCACGATTTTGGTAGAAATTTTAAGAAAAAATAAGTATAAAAACATAAGGAGAAAATTATGGCTTTAAAAGATAAAATGTCAGTAGGCAGAAAAGGTGAAGTTGTTATGTCAAATGCAACTGGTGGTCAGGAAATTCCTACACCAGAGGTAAAAACTATAAAAGACCCTAGATCTGAGATTCTTACTAACCAAGATGCAGTCTACAACAAAATTGCTGTTGGAGAAGAAGTTGAAGTTAGAGGAACTAGAAGAATGCTGAAGTCTAAAAGTAAAAAAGCAACTTGGTATTAGTATGTGGTTGTCAGCTATTAAGTTAGCCGTCTCTGCTGGTAGTAAAATTTATGCTAATAAGCAGAAAACGAAGATGGCAATGTCAGATGCACAACTTATGCATGCTGAACGTATGGCCCGAGGTGATGAAGCTTACCAGGGCAAGTTGTTAGAGGCTCGTCAATCAGACTGGAAGGACGAGGCCGTTTTGATAATTTTAAGTTTGCCCGTGTTGGTGCTGGCCTGGGCGGTCATCTCAGATGACCCGACTGCGATGGACAAAGTAAAATTGTTCTTCGACATGTTCTCACAGCTCCCGTCATGGTTCACCAATTTGTGGATCCTTGTCGTGGCGTCAATATATGGTATAAAGGGTACACAAATTTTCCGTAACGGAAAAAAATAACAAGGAGAAAAAATGGCAAACAGATACTTTAACAAACAAGTTGCTAACTCTAGATCAGCTGCCAAAGCAGGCGGAAGAATGATGAAAAGAGGTGGCGGAATGTCAACTGCTAGAAAAGATATGGCTTCAGGATACTACAAAGACGATATGGGTATGAAGGGTGGAGCTATGTATAAAAAAGGTGGCAAAGTTGGCAAAAAGAAACAAGGTTACAAAGCTAGAAAAGATGAGTCTATCGCTATGAGAATCAAAAAGAAAAGAACTAAGAAGCAATTAAAAGCTTCAAGAGATGATTCTTATGGAAGATTCGGAAGCAAAGCTAAAAAATCTGGTAAAATAAATAAATAAGGAGACTTATGCCGAAACCATTACCTAAAGGAAAAAAAGGAAAAGGAATAAGAAAACTTAAAAAAGTAGCACCACAAGTTGCAAAACGAATGGGTTACAAAAAAGGAAGAAGGGCTTGTTAGATGGCAAAACTTTGTCCAAGAGGTAAGGCCGCAGCGAAGCGAAAATTTAAAGTGTATCCGTCGGCCTATGCCAATATGTATGCATCAGCTGTTTGCTCAGGTAAAGTTACACCTGGTGGCAAAAAGAAAAAGCGTAAGAAGATGAACATGGGTGGTATTGTTGACGAAGATATGACTTCTATTGTTGAACTGTAATGGCTGAAAAAGGATTACGATCATGGGTAAAAGAGAACTGGGTCGATATTGCAAACAGGCGGCCGGATGGTTCATACCCGAAGTGTGGACGAAGTGGTGGAGAAAAAAGAAAAAAATATCCAAAATGCGTGCCCATTGCAAAAGCAAGAGCGATGAGCAAAGGGCAACGTGCGGGTGCCGTAAGAAGAAAACAAGCGAAAGCAAATACAGGCCCTACACCTAGTAGAGCTGCAACTTTTGCAAAAAGAAAAAATGCTTACATGGGTGGTCTAATATGAAAATGCCAAATACAAAATATACAGGTAGTTTTATAAAAGGCGGTCCTGGAGAAAATCAAAGTTATAAAAAATATTACGGAAGCATGCTTCAAGGTTTTAAAAGAGGCGGCGATGTAATGCCAGCAAGAAATAAGAAAAACTTTAGACCTACAAAGTCTGGAGCAGGTATGACACGAGCCGGTGTCGCTGCCTATAGAAGAGCAAATCCCGGTTCAAAATTAAAAACAGCAGTAACTGGAAAAGTTAAAAAAGGTTCTGCTGCAGCAAAAAGAAGAAAGTCATACTGTGCACGAAGTGCAGGTCAAATGAAAAAATTTCCTAAAGCTGCGGCTAATCCTAATTCCAGATTAAGACAGGCACGTAGACGATGGAAATGTTAGAAGCATTAAAAAAAAGATATCAAGCTCAAATAGCTGAGGCTAA